CAGTGATCTTGCAAAAGATATTATTGGGGCATTCACTGGTTCTTTGAAGGATGGTGCCGGTAGTCTAAAAGATTTCATGGCATCATACATTGCAGACTTCCAGAGTCAATTGATAGATGCATATGGCGGACAAGAAGAATTCCAAAAAGTAGAGTCTAGCTTGTTTGATCTTCTATACACAGAAGAGGAGAAGAAGCAAAAGATGCAGGAATTGACTGCACAGAAAATGAAGGATGCTGCACAGGAACTAAAAGATGCTGGTGTAGCAATTGATCCTGAAAAGTTGGGCGCTACATTTGCTGACAATCAAAAAGCTGCAAAGGACATGCTCACTGCTGCTGATAAGGATCTAGCTTCAGGAAAGATCACAAAGGAACAATACGCAACAATCAGAAAGTCTGCTGCTGATTTCTTGACTGCTGCTAAGAAAAACTCTGAGTTGGGTCCTGCTGTTGCAACTGCTGCAACAACGTTTGATGCCACAAAGTATATGTTCCCTCGCGCGGCAGGTGAAGCAGCAAATACTATTACAGCTTCAGTTGCAACTGGCACAACAAATATTGCTACAGCATCAACAACTGGTGCAACTGATATAGCAACGGCGTCAACCAATGGTGCTGGTGTTATTGCATCGTCTTCGATGGCAGGAGCAAACTCTTTGCTTTCTGCTACTACATCTTCAGTATCATCTTTGTTGAGTTCAATACAAACTGGGCAGACAACATTGACTGAAGCTATTTCTTCCGGAACTGTGAAAATTGGAGATGCGGCCGTTGCCGCCTCTATGAGTTTGATTGCTCAAATCCAATCTGGTCAAACTTCACTTGCAACTGCATTTGATACTGGCGCACTGAAGATGTCTGATACAGCAAAAATGACTTCTGCGGAATTCATGACAAAAGTTGCTGCTGGAGAAATTACACTAAAGGACGCAATCACATCTGGAACAGTAAAACTAGCTGATGCCAACACTCTAGCTTCAACAAATTTCATTGCTCAAGTGCAGTCTGGTCAGACAACATTGGCTACAGCATTTGAAACTGGTGTATTGAAAATAAACGATACATCATCTATAAATTCAACCAACTTCATTGCACAAGTACAATCTGGTCAGACTTCATTAGCTGCTGCTTTTGCTAATGGTACAATATCTCTAGCAAACACATCTACTACAGCTTCAACTAGTTTGTTAGCCCTGATTCAATCTGGGCAGATATCTTTGACTGATGCATTCTCATCCGGCGCTATAACTTTATCGAATTCCGTATCCGCTGGTACAGGTTCAATTGCTACTGCATCATCAACATCAATTCAGGGAATTCTAACATCAATTCAGACTGGTCAAATTTCAATAAGAGATGCTGTCTCTTCTGGAATATTGACACTATCAACTTCATCTGCAACAAGTTCAGCAAGTCTATTGACCGCATTGGAAACTGGTCAGATTTCCATTCGTGACGCATTGGCTTCTGGTGCTGTGAAGATTTCAGATTCTTCTGTTGCGGGTGCTAATGTAATTGCAGGTAGTGCAACATCTCAGACGTTGACCCTAGAGCAACTGATAACGAACTTCATAAACTCATCCTCAACGTTCTCCAATGCTGTTGCTGGTCTAAGTGGAACAATAGGGTCACTAGACGGAACCATATCCAACTTTGATTGGGGTGGTTCAGGTGCTGGCGACGGTGGTTCAGGTGTAGGTGGAGATGGCGGTGTTGGTGAAGGCGCCGCAGCCGGAACTGGAGGCAACGGAGCTGATGGTGGTGATGGTCCAGGCTCTAGTGGAGGAGGAGACAGTGGCGACGGTGGCGACGGTGGCGGCGGTGATGGCGGCGCATATGCAGCTGGTGGACTTTTCAGACCAAACAGACCAATGATTGTCGGTGAAGTTGGTCCTGAGATTGTTCTTCCGAACTACGGTGGTTCTGTTGTCTCAACAAAGACGATCATGAAGGCTATTGGTTCTGCTAGATCGTCATTTGACAACTCAACCAGAAATGTACTTGAGCAAATTGTTCAGAACACATCTCCATCTTCTGTCATCATAAACGCTATGCCAAGTTCTAATCCAGTGACTGGCGCATACATGGCACAAGAGAATGAGAAGAAGTACCTAGATCAAGAGAGAAGTCAAGTCTCCGCTGTAAACAATGCAATGGTAGACAACTCAGTGACTCAGGTGTCTAGCCCATCAACAACGGTGATCAATGCAGGAGGAGATGTGAGAAGCACACATCCAATCTCGGGTATGTTCACTAGAGGTATGATAGGCGCAAGAGGATTTGGATCATAAAAAAGGAGCCCTAGGGCTCCTTTTGTTTACTCTTCAGCTAGCTTTTCAAAGTAGCTTAGATTCTCATCGTCGTCATCATCTTTCCATGATGGCTTAGAGTCTTCTACAGTCTTCTTAGGTGCTGCTGGTGCAGGCTTTGCAACCTCAGGCTTGCGTGAGATTGGTGCTGCTGGCTTGACAACAACATCATCTGTACGTGCCAGTTCTAGCACATCGTACAGCTTGGTCTTCAACTCATCGTAAGACTTGAAGTTAGACTCTTCAAGGAACTCTTGCAACTTGTGCTCAGCCTTCCAGATACGCTCAAGTTCATCATCATCTTCAGACAATGGTGCGGCTTTGTCAAACTCAGACTTATCGTAGTTTGGATAGCCTTCAACCTTGCGAATCTTCAACTTGAAGTTTGCACCTTCCCACAAGTCAAATGGATTGACTGGAGTCTCATCGTCAAACTCGGGGTTCATCATATCGTTCAGCTTGTCGAAAATCTTCTTGCCGAACTTGAACAGACGAACAGTACCTTCATTGTCGGGATTTGCGGGATCCTTGACAACGTAGATGTTTGCGATGTATTGCAACTTGCGCTTTTGCTTTCGTGCGATCTCTTTGTCAGACTCTACACCAGAATTCCACAACTGAGAATTGTACTCAGAAACGGGATCTTTCTTGTTGAGAGTAGTCAGTGAATTCTCAATATACCACTTCCCAGTGGGACCTTGAAAGCCATGTGAGAACACTTGAACCCAGGGCATGTCTTCGCCACCGGGTGCAGGGAGAAAACGGATCGTTGCGAAACCGTTACCTGCTTTGTCAACTTGAGGCTTCCAGAAGCGAGTGTCTTCGTAACTCTTCTTTTCACCTTCTCCACCTAGCTTGCTGACTTGTGCAGTCAACTTCTCCAGGTCTTTGCTGCGCGAACGCTTTAGTTCAGAAAAATTTGTAGCCATGTGTATTACTCCGTATGTTTAGTATTGCGATGTATGTTTTCTTGTCCACTTACTTCATGATGTACATCTATATAGCATCACTCAGGTGCTTGTTCAGTATTTTGTGCTGCCTGTTCCTGTGCTTGCTGTTGTGCTTGGGCTTTGATTTTCTCAAATGCACCAATGCTTGCTTCTAGTGGTAGCTTGCCTAGTGCAGCGAGAACTAGGTTCACATCATCAAGAGTTAGTTGAATGTTGAAGTTCATTTTCTTTCCTTTCTTCAGGTTTCTTTTTTGGTAACACCAATGCGCAAAGTTTCTCTTTTCTTCTCACAGCCCTAGGACGCTCTTCAGGTGTTTCTTCTGTTTTGCTATGTCTAGGTCTAAGAAGGGCAGGTACTTTTTGCATTGATTGCTTACCTCTTTGTAGAGTGGATCATTGTATATTCTATCATATCTCTTCGAGAAGTTCAAGATAGAATCTAGGATCAGATACGTCTCCGCACTGATTTCTTTTCTCATGAGCATGAGAAAGACTTTTGGATGACTGCCATCGTCTGGGACTTTGAAGAACTCATCCAGCTTTTCTTTCGTGTCATACTCAGATAGGAACTCAATCTCATTGCGAAACACGTATGAGATTGACTCCTGCTTTTTCTTCCATTCTTTATACACATCTTCAGCGCCATCGGAGAGCAGTTCTCCAATCCACATCTTTGGATCACGTATAAAGTTGGCGACAAGAAACTCCTCGAGGTACGATTCTTTCTTGTTGCCCAGCTTTGCGAAGAAAATCTTGTCTTTGCGCCTTTGAAATGAGTCAAATGTCACATTCGTCTTTTTGTTATACTTGAAGTAGTCATAAGACGGCTGTGTGAAATGATTCTTCAATGCAATGTAGACTTTGTATGCTTCAATTGCTTCCATTCTCAAATCGGTAATCTCGCTTTCTTGCTGATGATCATGCGTGAACTGATCGCCTCACTCTCAATCTCACTCTTCATTCGAGGTGAGATCAAGGATGCTGCTGTTTCAATTTCTAGCCCATTCATCTGGCAGTAATGAACGATTGATTCAATCATGGTCAGTGACGATTCTTTCATCATTGTTTTGATCTTCACTTCAAATTCCTTTGCGCTAAGAATCTTTAGCCCAACTGTGTCGTTCATGATTAGCCCTTCATTTTGTAGAAGATGTGGTCGCCAATCTGAGCGACTTTGATCAAATAGTTTTTCCATTTTGGCTTTACGTATGTTGCGTGAAAGTGTGTTACTCCGTCTAGTTCAGCTATTATAGCAGGATTGTATCTCTGCGTCAATAAAAGAACCGATATTCTAACACATTCGTTCCACACTTCTTGATTCATAGGTCTGTGATTTTTCTTCAAGTGATACCAAGAGAATTGCTTATGCTCTTTGACTACCTTTTCAATCGTAGTCTCAAACAATTCTGGATGGTATAGTCTGTTCAGTGTCACAATACCTACGGCAGCTTTTCCTTTTTCCGATTGATTGCCAGCTTCATGATACATGTTCAGTGCTAACCAATAGACATCGGAATATCTAGGATTCTCGTATGCGGTATAGTTTGATAGTGGAGTCAAAAGAGCAAAAAACAAAGAGAAAAGCACTATCAGTCTTTTTGGTACAAAAGACATTAGGTCTCCTTTTCTTTACGTATTATCTGTTTACGCCTTCTTCTGTGTGATGACAGGTTATCTTCGTATACAATACGCTTTTTAGGTTTTGATTTGATGATAGATGCTGAGTGACTCTATTCCACATGTCAATGTCAGCTTCTACTACTTGACCAGTCTCTTCATATACATCTCTGTACTTCAGTGGCAACAATCGATGGTTGATGCAGACAGATGAATGTATGGCATTGCAAGGAACTGGAGAGTGGAAAAAGTATTTATTGTCTAGTGGAACTCTTGGTAGGTACTGATTTTTTATATGTTCTGCGCATGTGTACACCAAGGCGGCATTTTCGATGTTTTCGATTGCTAGGTTTATGACACTAAGATGGTCTGGACTCCAATAGTCGTCATGATCAAGGTGACATATCCAATCGTAACCGTCGTTCATTGCCAAGTCTATTCCATGATTGTATGCGTTTACACCACCACAGCACCACAGCCGCCTATCTGTCAAAGGATACTTTTCTCGCTCTTTTGCGACTGGCAGATTGACCATGTGGTGATCAACACCCGTGAGAAAGTTTGCAAACGATTCAAACTCAGTGCTGTTTTCGTACTTGTCTCCGATGAGATAGTATTTGAACTCCGTGTGTGTCTGTCTCTTCAGAGCATCTATTGCTCTGTTTAGATAGTACGGAGTCTTGTTGTCGCTCCTCTGATACGTTGGCGTGACGATTGCTAACTTCATGTCTTCTTCTTTATGACAAAGCAATTGCCATCGGTGAATGACGCATCAAAGCCCCTCGCGCCGTGTACGTTTTTGAATGTGCCGATGATCTCATATTCTTCTGATAACCGATCATTCACTAGAAAATCAACTGCACGTTTTACATCAGGTGAGTGGATGTAGTCGTTGTAGTCATCAAATATGATGTAACCACCACCAGCTAAAAATTTGGAGTATATCTGGAAATCTTTCATGACTCCATTGTAGCGATGGTCGCCGTCAATGAAGATCATGTCATATGCGCCAGTCACTTGAGAATACGTGTTTTCTGTCTGTGAGTCGCCTTGAATGTAGACATAAGGATTCTCATGAACGTTCAGCTTCTCCACATTTGCAATGACAGTCTCTTTTGATATAGGATGA